GTTAGAGGCAGATATTAAAGTGTCAATATATTCGAATCCACTTGGCGTTGGAAGTGAACCTGTAATATTTGGGAAGGGGAATAATCCACCTTCAGGAGTTAAACCTATAAATGCGGTATATAAATCCTGTAGAGAAAAATTGTTTTGATATATCTTAATTCCAAAATCGCGTATTGCATCAGCAACTATATCTTTTGAAACACCATTTTCTAAACGGTTGTCGGCATTATATTTTTCAGTAACATCTTTATAATAAACCCAAATGTTATCATAGAATTGACCCACCATATCAACAAATAGTTTGTATTGGTTGTTATTTGGATCATCTCTTAAATATTCAGGTATTACGTAATATAAATAATCTTTATTAAGATCATCATATATAGAAGCCGATAAAATTATTCCTCCATAAAATGGGGATGTTTCATCAGCACTACCAAACCAATTTAATACTTGGGTACTACCTGTTGGGTACAGTTGGTAAGGAGGTTGTGAAGTTGATTTAGGCCAAGCTAATGAACCACTTGAATAATATAAGTAATATTCATACCCATCAAAATTAGTTATAATGTTATTTACATATGCTTCATATACAGCAATACTTGCACTTGGATTATTATTTGTAGTATTGTTTAAAATAGCAATAGATGATGAATAATCTTCAAGTAAGCTAACTTTATAGTAAAAATTTTCTAGTCTAGTTTGTGCTGAACTAAAATGAATAAAATTAGAAAATTCAGTGTAGTCTATGTTAATGTCAATTTCTTTTTCTTCTAACAAACTACTTAACTGGTTAAAAGAACTAGTTAATGTAGTAGTAGTTAAAGAAGTATAATCTAAAGCTATTGTAGAATTATTTATTTGATCTTTTAAATCTAAATTAAAGTTAGGACCTTTAACATTGATAGTATCAGTAATAATAATAGGAATATCTTCAAATGCTACTTGATATGCTAAAGAACTATCTAAAGAAGTTACCACCCATAGTAAAGAATTTAAATCAAACTGTTCTGGGAGTGGTTCATATAACTTAATTAAAATAGAAACATTAGTAGGATCAGTAGTATCTAATTGAATATTATTAGCTAAAGTTAATAAATTTTCCCCAAAATTAAGATAAAAATCTACAAAATATGGGCTATTTTCTCTTTGTTGAACAAAATTATTTGTTTGTTCAACTAGATCAACATCTGTTAAAGACGTACTATCTAACCTAAGTTCAGTCCTATCAGAAGATATTTCAGAAATGTATAGTTGTTGAAGTTCAGAACCTATTTGTTTATTAAAAAAGTTAAAATATGTAATATATTCTCCTTGATCAAACCCATTATCTATAAGGATTTTTTCAGGATCAATTTCTATTTGAGAAACAGAATTATTAGTACCTGATGATTGTCCATTATTTAAAATAGTGTATTGAGAAAAATTATAGTCTTCAAAAAGGATATTTTGATTATTATCATATACAAATAATTCAATATAACTTCCTGAGGTTAGAGTTGTATCTATTTCAGTAGAAGAAACTAATGAAATGTCATTACCTTCATAAGTTTGAAATATAAAATCTTGTGCATCTATCTGTGTAACTTCTGCAGCCATTATTAGGTAAGTGTTGTTCCGGTTTGTAATTCTATAACTTGTTTTTGTGCATCAAGTAAATCTATTCTTAATTGGGCTATTTCATTTTGAAGAGCTATAATTTCATCTTGGTTAGCATCAAAAGATATATATTCACTACTTTTTTTAATTAAATATTCATGTGAATTAGTTGTTCCTAGTTCAGGTATTTGATAAAACAATTCATTATACATGTTAAAAAATTCATCTACTGTGGGTTGTTGGTCAATTTGTTCTTGAATTGTTTGAACACCCAATTGTTTAAAAGAAGTATCTATTACTTTAGTGTACTGTCTTTTATCATATACTTGTTTATTCAGATTTACACTTTCACTCATCCGTTTACAACTTTAAAGTAATAGTCATCATCAAAAATTTTAGTAGAACCATTAATATCGGTTTTAATTAAAATTGAATAATATCTTTCTGGTTCAAGCCCACTCATATAAACATCAAAATAGTTTCCATGTGAGTCGGAACTAATTTGAGTATAATTGTCATCGAAGTTAACAACATATTCATTAGTAGCCAAGTCTTTTATAGCATAATATGAAGAAGTTGGCAAATAATATAAATTAGTAAATAATGAAGATGTTTGATATACTCTAGGAGGATATAAAGGACTTACATTTATATAAAATCTATTTTTACTAGTTGGGTAAAATGTGCCTGGGTTTTCAGATAATGACATTTTTAAATCAACTGTGGTTACAATACTTCCAGTAGCAGAACCTGTTAACACAGTTGAATAATCTCTCCATCTAAATTCTAATGTTGGGGGATATATTGTGTTTGTATCAACGCTGTAGTATTTGAATTGAGGTTGAACATATTGACTAGTGTTAAACTCTTGAGAACCAGTTAATTTAACTATAAACCCATAGTTTGGGATTGATGAGTTAAACCATGCATTAACTGTATTTGTTACGTTAGCTTCAATATCTTTAGTATCACGTAATTCAAAAGATTCAGTAACTTTTAAACTAGGAGTTATAAACCAATTCCCTCCCCCTTGGGAAGAATATAATGAGTTATATGAGCCGGTATATGAAAATCCGCCAATATTACCAGCCATATTCCATACTCCAGATCCTGAATAAAGTGGGTATCCCCAAGAAGCACCATCTTCTTCTTTTGGGTTATCTAAATAATATCCAGTACCATTGTTCCAAGATTGAGCTAAGGGTAGTATTTCTAAAGAAGTATTTTGATTTAAACCTTGAGCTTCTGCTATAAAATTTTTAAGGTATATGTTAGATGTATTACCACTAATTTTATTAGTTATAACATCATTAATTTCATTTTGATCAAATTGGATTAAATATCTAGCTATATCTGGGGTTCCATCAAGATTTAGTTTATTGGAAACTTCTAAAATAGCATCCAACCCAGTATTCATTGTTGGGTAAGCAGAATATAGAGTAGTATCTTGAGTTGGAAATATTTTGTAAACAGCCATTGAAATGTTTTATTATAAATATAAGATTATAAAGGAACTACTTTACCTTTAATATCAGTATTTGGATATCTTACTTCAAATATACTAGGGTCTAGTGAAGGATAAATTACTTGATTTTGAGTAGCTGATGAAATATCATATGCATACTGGGAGTATCCTAAAGTGGTTCCTGCTTTATTTGAGATATTGATAGATTTAACGGTTTGTACTCCTTTAATTTTATCTAAAAGAACATATAAATCTCTTATTAATATTGGTTGGTTAATTTGCCATTTATCTAAAGTAAAGTAATTTTGAAAAGCTGTAATGCATGCTAATAATACTTCGTTATTATTATATTCAGGTAATACTATAATTTCAAGATCAACTCCTATATTAATTATGTACGCATCTCTAATTTCAATATTATCTCCAATCATTCTATATTGAGAAAGATAAGTACGTAAATTAGTTTTTAATGATTCAGTAGCATAATCTAATTGACCTTGAGCATTTAGAGATAAAATATATAAATTTAACGTTTCAATAGTTGAAACTTGATTATCTGTTAATTTAGGTTGTTCAATGAATGCTTTAGAAACAGCACCGTAATCCGAAGGCATACTTAAAGAACGAATTAAATAATCATCTGCAGTAACTGAACGTTTTTGAGATGCAACAAGTGCTAAAGTATTTTGGCGTATTTCTTCTAATGTATCTCCTCCTCTACCACCTGAAGCAGCATCTGGGTTATTTGTGGAAAGTGATCCAAAAATATAATTAGCTGTTGTAGCATTAAGGTTAATCTGGTTAAATCTAGAATTAATTGTGCTTAAACCGTTTAAAGTATTAGCACCAACATTTGAATTAACTCCACCTCCAGTTAAATACCTAACAGTTAATGTTGTGTTAGAAGGTGATATTCCATAAGTTCCAGTATATAAAAAATTAACTGGGGAATATGCTACAGTTAATTTGTCTTGTTCAAATGGTAGTCCTAAACCTACATTATCTGCATTTGGAGTAATTTCTTCTGTTACGTCTGATGGGCTTCCAGCTCCAAATTGAAGTTGAAGATTTGATAAAGATGTAAAACGAGTTGCAAAACGTGTAGCTACTTTTCTTAAGCGCAATAAATAAGGAGTATCCCCATTTACATTAGGATCATTTATATTAGTATTTTTAATAGTATCTAAAACCATTTCTTGCCCTAAATGATCTACTTCATACCATTTATTTCCATCAGAATCAGTAATATCTAATATTTTTATAATATTAGGTGCTTGGATATTTATAGTTTGAAACGGTTGAGGATTACCAAACGTAAAATTAGTAGTATTAATAGTAGCAGAAATTGCATTTCTACTTTTTTTCAATAAGTAATATTGAGGAATATTACCTGCAATTTGGTAAATTGTAACTTCAGTAGGATCTTGGGAACTAGAAACTGAAAAGTCTATTTTATCTTGAATCAAAAATGAAGCTCCATTTTGAGAAGTTACAGTGGTATTTTCTCCAATAGTTATAGCATAATCATAATCAGGAACATATTCTCCACTTACTAATTTAGAGGGTAATTGTTGGTAAAAATCTATTGAAGTTTGGGCTACTCCTGTAGTTTTGGGTTTATACCCAAACATATAAGCCAATTCAAATACATTGTTTGTTTGTTGAGCATATTGAACAAATGTTTCTTGAAATTGATTGTCTAAATAAAAACTTAAAACATCTCCAACATATGATGCTTGTTCCATAAACATCATTCCTGGGGAAGCAGGGGAAAAGTCATTATATGTTTGTGGAAAATATGTTCTAGAAAATTCTATTAATCGTGCCCTAAATTCTGAAAAGTCACGGTTAATATATCTTATATCTCTATTTGTAGTAGCCATTTTTTATAATTGAAGATTTAAAGTATTAGTTATATTAGTATTAGCAATCGAGTATTTTAAATTAACTATAATTGTATTATAATCATCTTGAGCTAAAACTTCTAAAGAATCTATAATAATACTAGGAAATATATTACTTATTTTTTGAGATACAAGATTTTTTAAATTATCTAAAGTATCATTAGATATTTGTTCAAATATAAAAGCCCTTAATCCTCCTCCAAAAGTTGGATTTAAGGGATATTCCCCAGGGTTGGTAAGGAAATAATTAATTAAATTATTTTGGGTTGCTTGGGAGGTTAAATAATTAGGGGTAAAAACAGACGGACCATTAAAAGGTAAATTTACCCCAACCGCAACATTCGGATTTAAATCAAGTGGGTTAACTTGTTGGGGATTAAATGGCATTATTTACTATTTAATAAATTCATAATCTGGTCCATGCCTACTTCACCAGCACCTAAATTACCATTTACAGGATCACTTACTTGTGGTCTGAAGGGGGTTTGAGCATCACGTGAAGTAAAACTTAAAGCAGTTTCATTCATCACATCCATGTACGCTTTTCTTGCATCCATTACTGGTGGGGTAAAGGTTGGGTTATTTGGTTGGGACGGGATTGTTGTTGGTGAAAACGATTCTCTAACAACTGTTTTTGGAGTACGAACTGCTTCTAAAAGAATTTCTTTTAATTCTTCTTGAATTACTTCTCGTACTGCTTCTTTAATTAATTTTTTAAAATCTGTACTTTTCATATGATTATAAATATAGGGTTAATCGGCTTTTAAATTATTTTGTTGAATGTAAAATACAAGTTCATCAATTAATATCTGATCAATTGAACTAAATGAAAATTCTCCTTTTAACATTACAACACCTTGTTTATTTGTTGCAATTGCTCTTCTACGTTTTAAAGGTTTATCTGTTACTTCTGTTTCAACACCCATTGTAAATCCATTTACATCTGTAACTACAGGGGACAATTGTTGGGATTGAGTGTTAGTTAAAGCTGTAAGTTCTAGAGCAACTCTTTCTTGTTCAGCGTCAGGATAACATTTTTCAACAAGTTGATCAAGTAAATTTAATAGTTGAAGTGCTTGTAAGAGAACTTGTCTTAATAAAACTAAAATAGATAATGTACTAGTATTTATGTTTCTTAATTTTCCTATAAGTTTATCAAGTCTATCTTTATTATCTTGGATAGCTAATATAACATTAGTTGGAAGACCAGGTACTCCAGGAATACCAGTAGAAGTAGGAATTGGAAGGTTTTTTAGTATGTTAAAGGCTATATCTAAACCTTCAATAATACCCCCAGTAATTCCTAAAGCTTTAGTAGTATTGTCTATTAATTTTAAAGTGTTATTTAACTGCCTAACTAATTTATTTTTTCGATTTATTAAAGCAGTTAATTCGGGTTGGGTAGGACAATTTGCTTGTTCTAGATATTTTGTAAATTGTTCTGGTTTAATATTAGATACTTGGGTTAACCCAAAACCTGCTATCATGGTTAATATAGAAGGAATTAAAGTTGATTTAATAGTACCTATTTGATTAGATAAACGTTCTTGAGCAAAGTAATCTGCTCCTTTACTTCCTTTAGAAAGTTCTTCTATTTGTGCTCTACTAAGTTGAGATGAACTAAGTTTTTCTTGGGCTAAAGAAGGAATTAAAGGTTGAAGTTGAATTACTCCTAAATCGGTTTTTAAAGTATTATCTCCTTTATATAAAGCAGGCTCAACAAATTGAAAACCAGGGGCATTTACAGTCATAGATAAACTCCCACTTTCAGGAATGTTTCCGTCAATTGTAAAATTTCCAGAAGTATCAGTAAAAACAAATATAATAGGAGAAATAGATACTTTAGCACCCTTAATAGGATCTAAAGATTGTTCATTTACAACTACTCCTTTTATAGAATACATCATACTGTTTTAACTGTTTTAGATTTAACATTATCTATTTCATTATAAACTGTTTCAAGAGTTTCTAAAGCACAAGTAGCAACATTTAAAAGTACTGGGTTGGGGGTAGCTACTCCTCCAGGCCAATTTTGAACTGTTTTTAAAGCAGATGCTATATTTTCTATTTCAATGATTAGTGTTTTTATATATGCAATCATTTCATCACCTCTTAAAACAGCTTGAGAAGCATTTGCACTACCTAACTTAACTAATTTACTAGCAATATCTATTTCACTTGTAGATTCTATATTGACACTATTGTTTGAAGATATACCAACTGAATTTTGTCCACTGATTAAAACACTATCTGTTTTAGCATTTAAAACAATTCTATCTGAATTTAAAATAATTTGAGGGTTAGTAAATTGAGATGGGGTCGTTGGGGGTGTGGTATAGGAAACAAAATTTTCATTTGCTATACTAAAGGGGATTTTTTGGTATGAAGTTAAATAAATAGATGATAAATCATTACTTAAATTTTCAGTTATAGGAATCCACCCTTTATCATTAACATTAGTAGGTTGTCCATTTCTTAATATAGTAATAGGATCAGTATTTTTTCCAGCCGATGACCAATTATTTTGAATATTAGAAGTTTGGTTTAATGTAGTGTGACCAAAACGAATACTTTGACCAAATCTACCTTCTAAAAGAGAATCTCCTGTAAAAGGTAATAAAGGATGAATGTTAGATTCTTCAATAAAATTATCTTGGGATGGATTTGGATAATTTTTATAATTTAAATTAATTTCAGTTGAACCATCTTCAACTCTTCTAACATTTCCTTCACCACTTGAAATATAATCTTGTTGTTGCTGTAAAGAAGCTCCTGAAGAAATTGGGTT